ACCTTAGGTGTGTAGTAAAAATGGCTCAACTACGCCGTTTGTAGGCTTACTACACACCTACACACCTAATTTTTGACATACACCTTGTTTTTTTTGCAAATTTGGTGACTAGGTATCACCACTTTCCACTGAAAAATATATTGGTATATAAATGTGTGTATAGGTGTTATAGGTGTGTATAAGTGTTATAAAGCCTTATTTTAAGCCATTCTTACTACACACCTAACTACACACCTGACTACACACCTAATTTAATTTTAAAATAGGTGTGTAGTAACTTTCGTTATATTCAATATATTTTAGTGCTGATATTTTAATATTTTTATTCACCCATACAGTCACCAAATTTGCTCCAAATTTCTAAAATGGTGACCTTTTTTGAAATTTGGTGACTTCTTTATTTTGCACAATTTAATCAAATGGCAGCTCCATTTGCTCATTTTCAGGAACTTGATTCCATCCGTTTCCCGTTGGATTTCCATTCTCATCTACTGCCGGCTCACTTTCTTTGACAAGTTTGCCAAGATGAAATTCTACAAATCGACACTGCCTGTTATTGAACCACTTAAATACTGAATTTTTCGTTCCTCCGCTTTTGCTGGTCGTTGTTCCAATCAGGTTTTTATCTGCCAGATATTTCATAGTCTTTCTGGATGAGTATCCTGCCTTTGTAAGTGCTTGAGTGAGCATTGATGGAAATATATACACTTCAGATCCTTGTATAAGCCCTAGGCAGGTTCCGTATACTCTTTCTCCGAAACTGTCTTTATTTGAGAGAATCCAATCAATAATATATTGTGTGGCATTTTCATTGACATCACCAACATCTGCATCCATTTGCTCTTTTAGGATGTTCCTTGCCATCTCCTTGGCTCTTTCCCATGACTCAGGAGCTATCTGCAATGCTTCAGGATTGTCCTTAGCCTCTTTAGTGTCAAATTCTCCGACTTCATATCTGTGAAGCCATTCTGAATCCTCAAACAGCCATGTATCTATAATTGCATCAGTTAGTGCTACTGCAGCAATCCCTGCTATATGCGAACCGCTCTTGCCCTTGCTAAGCTGATATACAAACTGCATCATCTCATCATACTTTGAGGTTATACTTCTCTCATCCGTATGCATTAACATCCCTATAAACGCCGGACCTGCCCAGCCACAATTTATAGCCGATTGCTGGTGCATCATAGAAGCTTCTCTTTCATCATCAAATGGACCGCCATATATCTCAAGCACACGGGTGCTGACACCGGTCTGGCTCGTTTCTGTTGACAGTGGCTCCTCACCTGTAGCAAGAGCGACCGTTCTCCATGTGTGCATTGCCTGAATTCCGCCTGACTTTGCTCCTCTGATTTTCCCGGTACCGCTTGCTATCATATAAACAATCTTTTCAAGGCTGTTTTGGTTATTTCCTGCAAGCTGCCTCTCATCAATCCCAAGTGGCAAGTCACAATAAAAGCTTGCCGTTCTCTCCAAACCTACCTGTGTGGCATTAAAATTTACCATCAACCTTTCAGGGTCTCCCCATGCAGAGAGTGCCGCCTTTAAACCTGCAGTCTTTCCACCCTTGGATCCTCCCCAGTTATATACAAAAAATATTCTCTGTTTAATTATTCTAAGAAGCGGAGCAGTAAAGCCTGCAGCTAAAATAAATCTGAACTTATCTCTCTTCCTGTGTGGTCTCATCATCTCAAGCCAGTCTTTGAATGTACCGTTTTGACAGTAGGCAGCGGCAAGTGCCCTTTGTGACGGATCTATATCAAGCACTATATCTTTATCATGTCCCGGTATAAATCTCTTCCCTTCCTGCCATCCGAATGTAGATGTAGAGTCAGCCTTTTTTATGATGTCTATGTTCTCCGCTTCCAGAGCAGCTAAAAATTTTACAACCTGTTTGGCATTCTCCGAAGTTACCGTACATCCAAGATCTGCCAGTGCTGTAATTCCTCTTGCCGTGAATATAGTGCTCCTTGGATATATTGCTTTGTGCCAGGTGCCATCCCTCTTAAAGGCTACCTCCATCTTCTCCTCACCGGTTTCCATACTTCGCAACCTCTGAGTTAAAATAATCGGTGTCCTACAAACTGTTACAGGTGTAAATTTCTTCTCATCAATCTTACTTATACCCTTATCTGAATAAATCCACCCTTCAGGCTGCCTTAAATTCACAGGTGCTCCGGGTAAAACTTCAGGAATTGATTCCTCATCTATATCTATAGCCTGTGCATTGCTGATGGCTGCCCTTATCTTCTCTGCAGCTTCTTCCTTGCCATATTTGATATACACATCTGAAGGATCTTTACAGCCTAAGTTTTTGCAACTCCACTTGTATACTTGTCCGATAAAATTGCCGTCTCTTAGTGCTGTAGTAACTTTATGAAGGAATGTTTCGCCACCTTTGTCAGGCTCAACATGGATATACACTTTTAAATCCTGCAGAGTGGTTGCCCACTCTTTTCTCATCATAGATGCTCCCGGGATTCCAAGTGTACTTATGCCCATGTACCACATGCTCTGACTGTCTGATTCGCCTTCAACTAAGGCAACATATCCTGCAGTCCTTATCTGTTCCAGCTTCCACTCTCCATACATGCAGATATCTTTTCCGGCTCCATACTTCCATCTGAATGCTTTGCCCCCATACCTTTTTCTATAGGTCACTTCATCAGAATTTTCATTAAAGTATGGAATATATAAATATTGGATTCCCTGTTTGTCCTTTTTTGTCTGTAGACAGCATTGCTCTTTTAGAAAGTCCTCTGGGAGCCTCTTTTCAAGTACATACTGTGCTACGCTGTACGATAACAGGCTCCACTCAGGCTTCTTATCTTCTTCTGCTTTATAAGCTCCATATTTCTTTAATATAGCTTTATAGGCTTCTTTAGTATCGATACCGTTCAGTTCTGCATAAAATGATGTAAAATTTCCGCCTCTATCTTCAGCATGACATTTCCAGCATCCGGTTTTTAAATCTGCAGAGAATGAGTTGTTTTTATCATCATGAAATGGACACAGTCCTGTAAGATTATCTCCGGAGATTTTGTATTTTGGGATAATGCGAGAATATTCAGTTTTATAATCGACCAAGTGGTCAATGTCCACTTCATCTACACGCATATCAAATCTCCAATCTTTGCTCTACAATCCTTTTTGCCTCTTCTTTTGTATAGTTCTTGTTACTACCCTCAAGTCCAAGTATACCTGTCATATATTTAATTTCTTCATCCATGCCTTCACTGATTTCTTCATCTACTGTAAGCACAAAGAAAGAACTACACATCTCCATCATCTTTTTGCCGGCTTCCATACCAAAGTCTCTCTCAAATTCATCATTATCATTTAAAAATCTGGTAAAGTATAAATGCGGTGCTATTGGTATTGCCCCCATCTGTATAACTCTCTCACAAGCATGTTTAGCAAGTTCAATATTTTGCAGTCTTTCCTCTGATGTTTTTGCTCTGTACCTTGAACAAATATACACAAACGGCATCAGTGCAGGATTCTTGTTTTCTATATGTCCCTCTTCACACTGGCCTACATATCTCCAAGGTGCATATTTATTCGTTTTTGCTATGGTATCATAAAGCCCAACATCTCCGATTATTGCTGCTACATAATCTATTTGAAATATATCATCTCTTTGAAAAGTTGAATTATTCGAAAAATGGCAAAATGTTTCAGGATCTATAATTTCTCCTACTTGAATACATTCTCTTTGTTTTAAGTAATCAAAACTTCCATATAGTGGCCTCATAGTTTCTCCTTTTAATTAAACGGCAGCCCCTCATCATTCACATCATCAGGTATGCTCATCCACCCGTCCTCATCTATTTTAGGTTTACTTTCTGCAGGCTTTGAATTATTACCGTTTGATGATGCAGATTTACTTTCGGCAAATTCAACAGACTCTGCGACCACATCAGTTGTATAAACTGTTTGACCTTCTTTATTTGTATATTTGCCTGTCTGGATTCGTCCTTCAATCACTATCTTCATTCCCTGCCTGAAATATTTTTCAATGAATTCTGCAGTTTTTCCCCAAGCTATTACTCGGGGAAAGTCTGCATCTTGCTGCCCTTCCTGCTTATACTTTCTATCTACCGCTATACTAAAATTCGCACAGCATTTATCATTTGATGTGTACCTTACTTCAGGATCACGAACAAATCTTCCTATAAGTATTACTTTATTCACTCTTTTCCTCCTTTTGTTCCTCTACTGCTTTGAATTGATCCATCTCGCTTAAAGCCTGTTTTAAGAACTCAAGGTCTTTATTATTCTTATGATTTCCTCCGAACTTATCCTTATACCACTTCATCATATCTTTATTCTTTGAACCACCAAGTTCCGTTGCCTTTTCTGTAATCTCATCATGTATCTTCTTTACTTCTTCTGCCCTCTGTGCTGGAGACTTAACCGGATCGCCGTCATTTGCCCAATCATAGAGTGCCTCTCCGGACTTCTCATCAAGCACTTGAATCTTACCTTCAAAGATATGAGTGTTATCTTTTACAGCCTCTGCAAGATGTGTATCCTGATCAATCATCCAAGTAACCATGTATTCATACTCAATATCCTTATCCTGCTGTGCACCAACTCCAACCTTTCTTGGAGCCATCTTGCCACGGCTGTTGGCTTCAAGCACATATTCATCCTTACCTCTCGCTGTCACTATGATATGTGCCGGTGCAAGCAGTATTTTCTCAATAATCTTCTTATTTTCCTTTTTATACTTTCCCCATGCCTGGAATGTATTATCTCCTTTTGTCTGAAGCTGTACCTGATCCTGCACCCAGTTCCAGAGGTGAGTCATTGAATCGATTATTATTACCTTGTAGTCTGCATCCAAGAATGCATCTATAGCAGCTATGTAGTAATCTGGGCTATATTCTTCTAAGCTTATCAGGTCGTAGTCGAATTCATTTGCATAGAGTTTATCTCTCATTCCCTCCGTGCCTATGTATCCTATCTTTGTACCTTCACCCACTCTGCCAGAAATACCTGTTGCCAGCCTGAGTGCTGAATAAGACTTACCACTTCCTGAGGGACCACTTACTAAAACCTTGACGCATATCTGCTCTTTTTTTGCTTTCGTGATTGTAAAATTAATTTTTGCCATTTTATTTCTCCTCTACATCTTCAAATGCTTCTTTGTCTGACTCCATCTCATCCATGTACTGCTCTAATGGCGACTTCTCTTTGTCATACAGATCAGCAAGTATCCTCTTGCACTGTGCAGCAAACTCCATTGCAGCCACTCCCATGTCAATGGCTGAATTATATAGCGAACTGACCGTATTTAAAGCATTTTTATCTTCTACCGGCAAAAGCTTAAGGAAGTCATCCATATCAGTTTTTACGCTTTTAAAAGCTTTCTGCATTATGATATAGTGTTCTGCAGATATACCGTATCCCTCATGCCTGTTTTTAACCTCTGAAAGAATTGCGTCTTCCTGCATTTGCTCAAGAGTTCTATCGGCCACTTCTTGCATATTTTCTTTTAGATTTTCTTTCCACTCAAAGTAATTATCCATTTGTTTCCACCTGTGCTTTCTTGGCTCTGCTAAGAGCCTTTGTATTTGCCTTACGCTTTGAAACTTTTAGCTGTGAGTAAACACTTAAGCACTCCGCAAGCCCCTCCGGAAGCTCTCCTATTTCCTCTACAAGATTATTCATTGCTGAATTAAGTGTCCTTGAATCCACTCTTTCAACAATCAAATCTCCGAACCCTTCTTCACGAAGTATTTCAAAGAAGTCCAAGCCTTTTTCCATAAGCTTATCTTCTCCTATTTTTGAATAAATGGTCTTTTCCTGGAGGCTGTATTTGAAACCGTCTACTGTAGTATCAGGCTTTTCCTCATCTACCATCTGCTGTGCAATTTCTTGCTCAAGTTCTTCAAGTTTCTTGTTATTTTCCTTTGTCTGCTCTGTCAGTTCATCCTTCTTGTCAAGCAGATCCTTGTAGACTCTTACTTTGTCATCAAGTGTCATTACTGTTTCTATTATTTGCTCCTTTTTTGATTTATAATTCATTTCCTTTTTCTCCTTACAAAGCATAATTATCATCGTTGTACTCGACTACAGATATTACTCCAATTTCGTATAACCAGTCCTTGATTTCTATTTGGTCTGGATTCCATTTTTCATCAATCCACCATCTGAATACCGATCGTCCATCTTTCCAACCTTTCATTTTTTTGAGTCCTTTTTGTTCTCTGGTAATCAACATTTTGTCGAAGGCTCTTATATATGCTTCTTTATATTTAGGGTACTGCTCAAATTCCCAGTACCTTTGTTTTCCTGCCATCGGACATCCAATGCATCCAACACGATCCCATCCAGACTGGTATAAGGGATTGAGTTCTATTTCTTCGTGCTTTATGTACCAATGCAAGTATTCATCATCCCAATCGATCAAAGGATTTATGAGTACCTTTTGCGTTCTGTAGCAGGTTTCTACTAATTGTCTGTTTTCTGCATTGTCTAAATTTAGGACTACCACGCCCCCTTTGTCAGTCAAGTGAAAATTTTCACCATCCACTTTTTCTTTAATGTTTTTATGTGGTTTTGGAAATGTGACCACTCCATGGTTTTTCTGTCTATTTAGAGATTCTGCTTTTCGTACTCCAGTCACTAGTTTTTCTCCACGACCATATGTTTCCTTTAGCTCCGAGCAGCAATATCTCACCTTTCTCGTTGGCGGTGTTCCTTTACGAACTATTAATTGCCACATTGATTCTTTTGGGCGTACGATATTGCATTCTATTCCTTGCGCTTTTAGCTTTTCAAACTTCCTTTTTACAAAGTAGACTGTCTCTGGCGCATCTACTGTAGTTAAATTGTGTACCACTTTAAAGTGACATCCACTTTTCATTGCGATATGAGTCAGTACTGATGAGTCTTTGCCACCGCTATCTGCAACTGTAAACATAGAGTTTCCAGCTAACATTCGCAGGATTTCGATTGCCTGCCGTTCCATATCCATTAGAAGTAATTCCTCCACTCGTCGACTATGGTCTTTGCCAAGTCCTCTTTTTTCGCAAGTGCTTTTAAGATAGTTTCATCAACTGTTCCTTCTGTAATTAAATGGATGTATGTGCAAATGTTTTTCTGACCAATACGATGAATTCTTGCAAGGCTCTGGGAGTATGCTGCATAGTTAAAATTGACAGAATAGTATACACAGGTATCGGCGGCAGTTAGTGTGATACCAAGGCCTGCAGTATCAATCTGTGCAAGGAATACTTTCGTATCATCCTTTGTCTGAAAATCTTTTACTATGTCGCCTCTATCTTCCAGTTTTACATCCCCATATATAGCTCCATACTTGATTTTTTTCTTTGTAAGCATTTGACCTATTAGGTCTATCTCCGGTCTAAACCTTGCAAAGATTACAAGCTTCTTACCTGCATCAACTACATAATCATCTACGATCTCTTCTAAAGCATTAAGCTTTCCTTTACTTACAAGCTCTGCTTTTTCGGATCCGTCAGCCACCAAGAAACCACCTGTGAACTGCTGTAGTCTTAGTAGCTTAGTGAGTACAGTTGTAACTGTAACCTTCCCACCGCCATCAAGCTCTGCAAAGCTTTCACGTTTAATCTTGTTATATATATTCTTTTCCTTTGCAGTTAGAGTTATTCTTCTCTCAAGGAATGTCTGCTCCGGTAAGTCCAAGGCCTCTTCCTTTGTAACTCTGTAGGCTATTGAATGTTCTTTTTGTATCAGCTGGTCAAGGTCTCTGTAGCCAACTATTTGATGCCTGTTAAAGCCTCCCATAATCGCATAGCGATTTCTAAATTGATAGAAATTAGTACCAAATATTGTTGGATCTAGGAACCTGTATTGGCTGTACAAATCTATAGCATTATTTTGCACCGGAGTTCCTGACAGTATCAGTTTGTATCGTGCCTGGTCTCCCAATTTATGGATTGCCTTTGACTGCTCCGCATCATGAGTCTTTATTCTTTGACTCTCGTCACATATAATCATGTCTGCATCCCAGTTGTATAACGCCTCAAATATATCTTCTCTCCATGTACTTTCATAGTTAATCACAGCAACCTTTAATGCTTTAAAAGGAAAACTGTTCAGGTCAGAGAGTGCCTTAATTCTTTTATCCTTATCTCCTAAAAGGACTTTTACTATTGCCTTAAAGTCTGCGTAATCGTCAAACTCTTTAGGCCACACACTGCAGACTGATGTGGGTGCGATAATCAGAACTTTTTCTATTTTTTCAAGCTTATAAGCTGTACCCAGTGTGGCTATGGCTGTGAGCGTTTTTCCACACCCCATTTCAAATAGGAATCCAAATCCTTTATTTTGTATGCCCATCTATACTCCCTTTTTTATAGTTTCATATAATGGTCTACCCAAGTAAGCATCCATACTCTGACTCATATATGTGACTTTTTTAAGCTTTTTTTCATCAGGACCATATCTTGGATTAAATCCGAATAGGTTTACATATCTATCCAAGTCTTCTCTCTCTTCATACATACACCTTGTCACTTCAATAAGTGCTCTGCAATCATCTATCGCTCTATGGCTATTTTTTACTTTATTAATCAAATGATACTGAACTATTGCTGACTCTAATCTATGCGGATACTGCCTGCGATCTTTGTATACTGTTAAGGTATCAAGATAGTCGCAATCATTAAACATCTGCATCCACTCTTTATTCTTGTTTCTATGAATTGCATATGCCATAAATTTAAGGTCGAACTGGGCATTGTGTGCTATTAAAAGCGTTTTTCCATTACCCTGCATCATGTCTATAAATTTATTTAATACTGCGAACTCATCTTTTCCTTGAGCTGAAAGTGTATCACTTGAAATTCCTGTTAATTCTGTGATTTGTTGTGGTAGTTCTTGTACTCTAAAAAGCTTTATAAATTCATCCATCTCCTGCTGTCTGCCAGTTTTATCAATACTTATAGCTGCCAGCTCTATTATTTGATCCAGTCTTTCAGGGTGGAACCCTGTTGTTTCTGTATCAAAAAATATAATTTGTTTGTATTTTTCAAATATTTTCTCAAACATTTCCTTTTGCTTCTCCTATATTTTTTCATCATTGGAGTTAAGAGAGTACTCTGTATTACCGTCTCTTAAATCACAGAACTTTGTTTCATAGTGTATTTCTTTACCCTTATCTATCACCGCTAATAGGTGGAGCAGTTGAGTTCCATCCGGAACATTTATTGTTATTTCCTTCATACGTCTCCTTTGTAATTTCTGTGCAACCCTTTTCATTACAAATGTGGCACATGGCAAAGCTATTCCGTTGCCCCACATCTTATATTTGGCTGAATCACTTTCAGGATTTTGCAGCCACTTTCTAATTTGATTGTCAGTCTTTTCCTTTTTCTTTTCTCCAAGTGCTTCTGCATGTTCCTTGAATATCATTCTCCAGTACAGGATATCGTCCTCCGTAGGCTCTGCTATGGCAAGATTGTCAGTCCAACCATCCGGAAATCCTTGAAGTCTTCCGCACTCTGTCGGTGTCAGCCTGCGTACTATGTAATCATTTATAATCGTCTGCTGGTTGTCTCCCGGCTTTGCTCTGATCGTACCTGCCTTCCCATCTTCATAATAATGTCCACCCACTCTGGAGACTGTTCCAGGCTCGAAAGCTACAACTAAATCCGTAGCATCTTTGAAGTCTCTTTGCTTGATTGAAGAAGCCTTGCCCGAATGCTTGTATTCTCCGAAACTTTGCATAGCGTATGTTTCATGTGCGACTGCACCGGGACCCTTTGCAACTATTGTTTGTGCAATGTCCTTTGCAATGCCTATGTTGTACTTCGCATTTACACCTTGATTAAATGCTGCCCTATCAATCGAATAAGCAATTGAATGTCTATCAGCTGTGGTTAAGGTATAGGCAGGATCATCTTCGTCTCCTACTCCAAAGCCGTTTGCTGTCTTTTGGCTCTTGTATCTTGAAGCTTTATCCATTACCGGGATTACAACTCCTATGGTTGCTTGCCCTGTATTTGAATTTCCTTGTGTCAAACAAGGCGAAATCTTCATACTTATCGGATCTTGTGTGATATGAAACGCTTTTATACTATTGTTTAAGCATTCATCATTTGTTCTATCTGATTTATAAGAGCCATCTTCAGCACCTGTGGCAGTATCTTTCCTTTCCTTGTTGCCCTCTTTAGTATCCCCTCGCAAGCTGTCTTGCTCAAATAGTATTTCGGGTGCGGTGCCACCTCCAAAATCTGCGACAAGGTAGATTCTCTTTCTTCGTTGGGGCACTCCCCAGTATTGTGCATCAAGTGTTCTCCAAGATACTGAGTACCCATCACCCACGATAGTTCCTTGTCCCCCCCACTTTCCTTTCGGAGGTCTAGGAATAGAAACTTCTGCATCTGCGACTTGGCATATTTCTTCAAGGACGCACCTGAAGTCCTCTCCTTTGTTGCTTGAGAATGCTCCGGGTACATTTTCCCAGACCATGAATCGTGGTCTGACTTCTTTTCCTGTTCTTCCATCTGCCTTATCACTTTCTCTCATCTCCTTTACAATTCGTATCTGCTCTCTGAACAGATTGCTTCGTGAGCCATCTAGGCCTTCTCTCTTTCCTGCTATGCTCATATCCTGACATGGTGAGCCACCCGTTATAATGTCTACTTTTGGCATTTTTGCACCATCAAGTTTTTTAATATCACCAAGGTGCAACATCCTAGGAAATCTTTTTGTTGTCACTAATATAGGGAAAGGCTCTATCTCACTTGCCCATACAGGAGTAAAACCTAAAAGCTGCCCCGCCAGCTCGAACCCTCCGCTTCCACTAAATAAAGCACCTAGTTTCATCTGAGATTTCCTTTCACTACTTTTCCATCCTTCTTTTTTAGCCATAATATTCTTTGTCCACAGTTGTAGCAGTGATTTCTATTAGTTTTCTTTATTAAACTTCCACACTCAGGACATGAATATATACCGGTATTTCTCTTTACAAGTAGCTTTCCTACCTCATATTTGTTAACCAGCCTTGACACCTGCTCAGACATTTTCTCATAGTCTTCAATGATATCCATGGCTACCTGTAAAGCCTCCATATCGTCACGCCATATTCTACTTCCATCTTTTGACATATCCTTTGAATTCTGATATAAGTCTTCAAGTTGTGATATAACTTTCTTGTAGTACTTACTTGTCTTTTTCATCATTTTCCATTCTTTCTTGCCTTTCCAACATATCAATAGCCATATCTAATGCTGTCACTATTTCCATAAATTGCTTAACTTCCTCAGATTGTGTATGGGAATAAGGTAATTGCATATACCTTTGCTTATACTCAAATTTTGCGTACTGTAGTGGTTCAATAATTTTCTTCTTAAAGTCAGTCATTCTTACCTCTCATTTTCTACTGGTGGCTCAATTAGTCCAAGAACCATTAGTGCCATGTTGTACCCTCTGATCTGATGCTTAAATGGTGATACCTTAATTGGTGGATCTATCATTGGTACAGGGTTCTCATTTCCTCTTTCCTTGTCTACTGCTGCCATTATTCTATTAAGTCGCTTTCGCTCAGCTTCTATGCTCACTGGAAGGTTCACAAGACCAGCTAACTTATTCAGCAACTCAATATCTGCTACT